TCCACCACGAAAGCCACGATGTCGTTGGCCAGGATATTACCGGGGTAATACTGGGCAAACAACTTCTGACCCGTCGAGGGGTTGGTGTACGAACAGCCCACGAAGATACCAACCTGACCGGCGCGAGCCGTCGTCGTGGTGGAGGTGGACATGCCGGTCAGCACAACCGTGCCGTTGGCAATCAGTTCAACGAGGTCGCCATTGAAAATGGCGGTGCCATAGTTCCGAGCAATCGGAATCTGGCGGATTGCACCAGCATAGGGTAGGCCGTTCAGTTCATTGATCGGCTTGAAACCGTATGCGGCGTCAACAAAGGGGTAAGCCATGTGTGACTCCTAACAGGGTTTTAACCGCGTCCGAACTTCACCTCAGAGCGCCGCTCCTTAAAGACGGGCATCCGTGGATCGTTCTCGCGCATGAATGCGTTATCGACCGACTGCATCTGGCCCTCAGTTTGACGCTGATAGTACCCGTTGCGTTGATCGACAAACTCTTTGGGTGTTTTGCAAAGCAAGAGCCCACCAATCTCGATACTGTCTGGAAACCGGGGCTTTTCCCCAGTCGCCATGATCTGGATTTCGGGATGCTCAGATGCCTTCACAGGCTCCCAACCTTCGCGGAGTTTTGCGGAAACATGGCCCGGGTCGGCGGTGCCAAGAGTGCTGATACGGATCCAACGGAACTCGTAACCATCCTCCGGGTTGGGGCTCGGCAGCAATTCAGGGGGCATCCACTGCTTGGGACGCTCCATCTTTGCTCGGGTATCCAGGTCTCGGGGGATTCGGTTTTCAGCCATTTTGTTTCCTCATTTCTTCCGCAACCTGACGTGCATAGACTTCCAGGGGAAGCCCAAGACGCTTGGCGAGATTAACTTGTGATTGGGTCAGCACGATTTTCTTGGGCGCGGTGCTGCGGGATGCGGGTGCCACGACATTGGACTTTTTTGCGGTCTTTCCCGAGGAGAATGCATCGGGGAAAAGTTGCCGTACACGACCGTTGATACGGTCATAGTACTCATCACTGGTCGGGTCAACCCCACTTTCTACAAGTTTGCGATGGACCGTTATGGCCACTGCGGTCATTTCGTCATCAACGCCGAACCACGGATTGGCTTCTTGCCACGCACGGGCTTTCGGATCGACCGGAACAGTGTCCTTTACTGCCTGCGGTGCAGGTTGTACCACAGGTTTTTCTGCTTGACCAGATGCCGGTTTGAAATTGTTTACCCGTTCGGCCTTAATCTTGGCAGCAGTTAGGGCTTCCTGGGCTTCCACAACCCGTTCAGCATCCCCGGATTCATACGCCTCACGGTATTTCCGTTTAGCGTCCTCAATCTCGGTAGCCACCACGCGCTTGGCCTGCTCCAGAAGGGCTTGTTGGGTCTGCCCCTGGGAACTCTGGAGTTTCTTGTTCTCCTCTATGAGTTGTTGGGCATACCGGACAGCCTCCTCTTTCTCACGGAGTGCGGCTTCTTTTGCCCGACGCTCTTCGTGATAACCCTTAGAGAAGTGCTGAATGCGCTTCTTGACCCCATCAGAATACTGGGCCAGTTCGTCATCCGTGACTTCCGCAGGGGGCTCCTTCATGGGAGCGCGGCCACGGTCTGCTTCCGGCGTATCGTCAATGATCTCAATATCGCCGTCACCTTCGACTTCGATCTGGATCTCGTCTTTCTCTTCCTTGACCTTCTCGTCAGGGAACTTGAACTCGTTCTTATCGAGCGGCATACGTCCTCCTTATGCCCGTGAGATGCCACGGGGATCTTCCACCACGGCTTCCACAGAATCGTCGTTGATGATGCGGAACTCCCGACCGTGAATCTTCACGCGGGTGCCCGTGTTGGGTCGTACCAGAACGAAGTCCCCAGGCTTGCACGACGGACCACTGGGGAAGCGGGTTTTGTCGCCGTATGCGTCTGGCCCCACCTTCATGACAAACAGCACGGGAGACATCACTTCTTCGAAGTGCATGGTCTGTCCGGCTTTGACGATCCCGCTCTCGTACTCCCGGTCAATCTCCGGCAGTGCACACAGCAGGTGGTAGGTTGCAGGATCGGGAAGTTGCTTGGCCTTTTCCTCTGCTGTCTCCGGCAGAGTAGTCGGCACCGCGTCTTCGCCGGTGCTGATAAGAAGTTCACTCATCGTCGTTTTGCTCCATCTTTCGCACGAGGTCGGTGATATAGGAATGCGCAACCGAGAGACCCCGGATCTCGCCGCACATTGATCGGTACTCGGAATAGTCCTTCGCACCTCCAGTAATAAGAGCCTGGGCGATGGACTCCCGCGACTCCTCAATTTCTTTCAACACCACGGAAAACGCAGTGGTTGCCATGTTCACTCCTTGTGCCAAGGGCCTACATAGGCACGGGGGTGCACTATGCGGTTCTTGTAGTCAATGCCGCTGAACTCAGCGTAGTCCTCAAGCGTGCGTACACGCCCGAGTCCGTACACACCAAAGTCCTTACCGTCGATCAAGTCCTTCATACGTTGGCTTGCGCGGTTGTTCAAATCCCACCAACGGGTAGCCCGTCCGTTATCTTCTTCCTCTGCCCAGTGTCGAGGTCTCTTGACTTCGATGTCAGGGCCGGTGTCGTAATAGTGGTACACGGGGAGTTTGGGAACATGGAACAAGTCCCACCCATGGGTGTATGCCCGCAGTGCCCACAGCGGCTCCTCCCCATAAAAGTAGATGAACGGGTCGTACGGCACCTCGTACACAAAATTACCCGGAGCAAAAACACACCCTGCGGCCAAGTGGAACCCCATGACCGGCTTAGGTTGCTCTACAAAAATGGGGGTGAACGGCAGATCAATCAGGTTGCTTTCAAAGGTCTTGTCCTTTGTGACGACATTACCAATGATGTTCTGGGTGTAGGGGCGCTTGATGTTGTTGCCATCCTTGATCTCATACGGATGGGGATACCCACCGATGTAGGGCTTCTTCGACTGCCTAGCGCAGTCAGCCCACGCCCCCAACAAACAGGCATCCCAGTACTTATCAAAAATCGTATGGGCGTCAATTTGGAAGAACCAATCTTCATCCCCATACATGGCCATGACCAGGGCACGTGCCCAACATGCGCCCCGTGACTGCCGGGGATCTATAGACAGCAGGCGTACCTGCTTCTTGGCAACGTCACGTAACTTGTCTGCATAAGACGTTGCGGACTGCTCGACCACCCCGAAACGTATGTCGTCAGGGTAGCGAGCATTGTCTAGCGCATCTTCAATTGTCTGGGTGAGCAGGGTGTCGCAGTAAGACGCAATGCTTACGAATATGGTGCTCATCAACTAATGCCCTTTCAGTTATTGTTTCGGTACCTGCTTGGGTTTGACCATGGTCTTGACCATATCTGCACGGATCTTCTTGTCGTTCTGGCGGGCCTGATTACCCAGACGCAGTTGCTCCCGCTGAATCTCAGCAGCGATGCGCTCCCGCTCCAGGCGAATCTTCTCCTGGGCGATCTGGAAGTCACGCTGCGAGTCCTGCTCCTTGCGCTGCAACTCCTGGGCCTTGAGTTGCAACTCCTGTTGCGCCATCTGCAACTGCGGGTTCTGTGCAGCCTGCTGCGCTTGCTGTTGCTGCGCCTTGCTGACGTTACTCTGGAGAAGTTGCTGTGCTGCCTGAGCCACCAGACGTGACAACTGCACTTCCGTGTTCTCGTCCAACTCAGCATCCGGCGGCGTCATGGGTACACCCAACTGCTCCTCGATCTGACGGCGGTAGGCGAACGCCATGTGCTCTGCAATGTGAGCCATGACCGCTGCACCCATCTGCTGCCCCATCGGAGACTGGCCGATCATCTGCATGATCATGGGATCCTGCATGAGTGCCATGTGCGTGGCGATATGTGCCTGATGATCTTGGTAGATGAATGCTTTCGTCGGCTTGCCCGTGAGGAAACTCATGTTCTCCGACACGGGGTCACGGGGCTTCTGATCCTCTTCCACCGGCACCAACTTCTCAGCGTTCTTCACGCCAAGAACTTCAAGCATCTGGCGGTGCAACTGGGGCAGGTCGTAAATCTGCGGTGCACCCTGGGCCAACTGGAGTGCAGCTTGGTACTGCATGATCCGCTGCGCCATGGTCGCGGCGTTCGGATCGGACACGGGTATGACCTCCACGAGGTCATAGTCAGCCTGTTTTGCTGCGGCGTTGCCACCCACCGGGACGTAGGAATAGTCCTCGGGCATGTAGTCACGGATGATCTGCTTGAGCAGCCGGAACTCCATCTTCAGGCTGTCGTGCACCCGGGCCTGGACGGCGCTCATGGTCTTGAGTTGACGCTCAAGGATTGCCAGGGTTGTACCCACCGGGGCTTGTGCTGACATGTCACTGACCTTCAGGTCAGCGATAGCAGCCAGACGACGGCCTTCTTCCGTGATCTTATCGAGCAACCCTGCCAGAACCTGTGACGGCTCCTTGTATGGCAGGGCCATGATGTTGTCTTTGATGCTTCCAGACGGGACATCTACATCGCGGAACTCGCCGGGGGCGATGGGGGTGTCGTCCCCTTTGACGCGCAAGCCTCGGGACTTGAGGCCCCCAGGCAGGTTACTGAGCGTGCCTGCATCAACCAACTGGCGAATAATGGCGGTACCAGCACGAGCGTAACCACCAATGATATGAATATAGCCAAGGCCATAAGCACCAAAGCCAGGGATGTAAGTGTACTGAACGAAGTGCTGTCGTTTGAGGTGTCGCTCATCGCCTTCCTCCCAGTTACGGCGGATAGACAAAACCTTCTGTGACCCCCGATCAATAGTGACGACGTATGGGTATGCAACCCCGTCCTCACTCTCGTAACCGGGCATGTCCCAGTCCACATGCATCTCAAGCACCTGATACCGGTCGTCGTCGGTCAGGGTGTAGCCGCCCTCCTCGGCTTTCTTCTTCTCGATGTCCGTGAAGACGCGCACCGGCTCACCCAGTTCTACCTCCCGGTAGAACCCTGCGGCCTGCAACTTCTTCAGGTCATTCTTTGTCTTGCGCATGACGTGCGTGACCCGCTCGGCCTTGTACACGTTTGACGCTCCATACGGCATGATGATGTCTTCAGCCGGGATGAACGGCGCAGCCTGACGACCCATCGTCGGGTCGTAGTACACCTTCTTGAATGCCGCGCCTGCGAGGCCCAGGTTGTAGAGCATGCGCTCATGCTCGGGCCGGTACTCGATCATCTCGTCCGTGAGGCGGTAGTTCATGTCATCACGGACACGCTCTGCGGCTTCCTCGTTCTGCTTAGTCACCTCACCAACGATCTGGGTCTTCACCGGGCCTTGGGCCGGGAATGTCTCGGTGATCATCTCGGACTGGAACCGGATCGCTGCTTCCGTGAGGATGGGGGAGTACACACCACACGCACCGAGCCAAGGCTCTGCACGCTCCTCGTACTTCATCCCCAGGACTTCCAGTCCCTTGACGTACATGTCAGACCAGTCCTTGCGGCTGCTGATGTCAGCATCCACCAGACCGATGAGTTCAGATGCCAAGTTCTCCAGGGCACCCTCATCCATGTACTCGGCGAGGTTGTCATCGAATGACTCCTCACCATCAGTTTCGTCCTCGGGCTCTAGATCAATCTCGACCCCACCGGCCACGATCCTCATGGACTCAGGGTTCTCGACCTCAATCTCCAGAGCAGGTTCTTCAGTCAGCATCTCCGGGTCAAGCGGAGAAAGCGGCGAATCAAAGTTGGTAGCCATGATGTTCCTTAAATCAGTTTTACCTTACCGCCTTCGCGGTAGTTGTCGGGCATGGGGACACCACTCCTTAGAAGTGCCTGCGCTTTTGCAATAGAGTCCCGTTCTTCCTGGCGCTTGCGAGCGTACTCTGCTTTGATCTCGGGCGATAGCGTGCCGGGAGCGAGTTCTCGTGGCGTCAATCCCAACGGTAGAAATGATTCGGCAAGTTCGCTCGCGTTTGCACCGCCTGCACCGCCAACTAGCGCAGCGGCAATACCTGCCTTACCCCCAAGCCGTGCAGGCTTGGGATGCACCTCAGTAATCTTGTTACCGAAATGAACCCCACGCCCAGTGTCCCCAATTGGGCTTTCCGAGCGATAGACCTCTACTGGACTCATACCAACCTGGGGTTTGGTTGTATACGGCACCTGAGCAAGTACAGCCCCCGCCTTACGCGGCCCGTAGTCCTCAAGTAAAACCAACTGAACCTTACCTGTAGGTTTACCGTCTTTACTCAGTTCGGGGACGAGTTTGGTCGCCATGTCTGGGTTCTGGAACATTCCGCCAATAATGCTGACATCTTGGGGGGCAATGAACACGGTCTTACCAGACCTCGGTTGAATCCCAGATCGCGTGTCTTTGTGCTTCTCCCCGCTCCTGTTGCGGGTAGTTGTGGCATCAGCATGGTGTGCATAGGTTGAACCACGTTCAGTCCTAAACACAGACTCGATGTCTTCGATGCCGGTTGGCAACTTAAAAAGGTCTTCGTAATCCACGACCACCCCCTCAGTAGTACCCGGCTCTACGCGGGCTCTTGAAATAGCGAATCTCATCCTTCTCGTCGGTAGGCAGGCGGATGAAGCCGCCCTGACGGAACCGCATGAGGGCCATCACCGTGGAGTCCACCAAGTCGTCGTTACTCATGAACGGGAATCCTGCGATCTCCTCGACCACTTCTTCCGCCCACCGAGTCTGTGGAACCCAACACAATCCAGACTGCACGATGTCAGCCACGGAGTTTAGACGTGCTAACTTGTCACCGCTACCCCGGTGAGGTGTGTATTCCTGCACCGGCAAGCCCATGCGGCGCATTTCCTGATACAGGGCGGTACCGGCAGATTTCTTTTCCACGATGAACGCATCAGGCTCCCACTCCTTGTATTCCTCAAGGGCGAGTTTCTTGAGTTCAGGAAACTCCACACGCTTCTTGATGGAGTTGAGCAGGACGATCTCGTACCGGTCAGACTCCTCGTTCATGAACACGCCCCAGGTAGTCAGGGCGGTGAAGTCGGCACGGTTGTTTGTCTCCGCAGCGGCGTCCAAAGACATGATGATGTACTCGCACGAGGGGGGATCTTCTTTCTTCCACTCCTGCCACCACTCACGCTTGACGACCGAGGCTTCTTCTGCGGTGGGGTTCTGCTGATACTGGGCGTTCCACTGGAACACCGGCATGGACGCCTTGGTACGGTACAGCGCCTTGAGATCAAAGAACTCCGGCCAAAGCGGTTTTTCTATCGTTTTGTCAGGATCTGACGGGCTTGGGACGTTGAGGATGGCAGGAAACTCAACAACTTCATACTGATCTGCACCCTCGTTTTGAGTCATGTCACGGGTTACGCGACCCGTCAGATCATCCAAATGCCACCGTGTCTGCACGATGGCCACACGACCACCCGGCATCAAGCGCGTTCTTGCGCCGTAGGTGAACCACTCGTACGCCTTCTCAAACACGTCGAAGTTACCATTGATGATGTCCTGCTCGTTGTGTGGATCATCAACCAATAACAAGTCAGCACCACGTCCAGCAAGTGCGGATCCGACGCCGCACGCAAAATACTCGCCGCCAAAGTTGGTGTTCCACCGCCCTGCGCTCTTGGAGTCCATGGCCAGAGACACGGTGGGGAAGACCTGCCGGTACAGGTCAGTGTCGATGATGTTTCGCACCTTCCGACCGAAGTCCACGGCCAGATCCGTGGTGTGCGACACCATCAGCACCTTCTTATTTGGGTACTTTCCCATGAACCATGCAGGGAAGTAGATCGAGACCAACTGACTTTTGCCGTGGCGGGGCGGCATGTTCACGCAGATCCGGTCCTTGTCCCCACTGGCGATGTCCATGAGCAGGTTGGCCAGACGCCGATGGTGCTTACCCACCTTGTAGTCGGGCTGCATGTGCTTGCAGAACTCGATCAGGTCGTTCTGGCACCTCTGTGCGTGCTGTCGCTCCTCCAGAATGGAGGCGATTTTCAGGATCTCGGCCTGTTCTTCCGGGGCAAACTGGTCAATGTTGTCCAGCATTTGCTGGACTTCTTCTGGCGTGAAGTCCAAAGCGGCAGAAAGCACCGCTTCAGTCATCAGAGTCCTCGATTTCGCTCTCGGGCGTCAGAATTTCCACGTTTTTTGGGGGGTCCAGGCCCAATTCCGCGTCCACGTCGATGATTTCCCCGTCCAACTGCACCGGTTTGGTCAGTTTCACGAGTTTCTCGCGCAGTTTTGCACGTAGTTCGTCGGTGGACTGGTGGGTAACCGTGACTTCTGTCTTGTCGGCGAAGAGCCCCACGTCCGAAACCTTGCCCAGGAGTTCCAAAGCACGGATTCTGATGCGTGGATCGGGGTTCTGAGACTCTTCAATCAGCCGGTTTGTCACTGCGTGGCGCAACTCCACGGCGTGGGTGACCACTGCACGCCCATACTCATCCAGATAAGACCGGATGTTGATCAGTGAGGCCGGGGTCAGAGTCGATGCACGGACGTGGGTAACCTGTTGGGAGGTCGTTTGCGGGTCTGCCGCATAAGAAGACAGTAGTCCGGCAGCGGTTTCTTTATCTGCTTGGGACTCCTGCACCTCCAGCCCGTGCTCTTGGAGCAGTTCCACAGAAGCGCACGCAGCCCTTGCGCGTTCACGCAGGTCCACGTAGTCCGTATCGGGCGGGATCTCGATGCCGAGTTCCACAGGAATTTCAATTGTCATGCGCAAGCCAACGAGGGGTTAGC